CTGATCGTGAAGGAAGGCGATGACCTTCTCAGCGCCACACGCTACGGCGTGATGATGCGGCGGATCGCGACCGTCCAGGCAAAGACAGCCACCAACGCAGTCAGGAGCGGGGGCCGCGCCTCGTGGATGTCATGAGCTTCACTCTCCCCGCCACCCAATACAGCGACCAGCGCACCGATGTCGAGGCAATGCTCCGCGTCATCGAGCAGACCTGCCCGAAGACCACACCGAAGGATGTACGCGCCGCGCTGCTGACTGGTGCGGACGAGATCAAGCGATGGCGCACGCTCGCGCAGGACACGGCACGCCAGCTTGAGGAAGCGGCCAATGTTCGCATCAGTGAGATGGCGACAACCTCGCAGGCGAATGAGATCCAGCGTGGGGTGAAGCAGACGATGCTGGACCTGGCCATGAGGTTCAAAGAACTGGCATGAGCGCCCAGCCCTCAGACTTCGACCGCGACGCAACGACCGACGAAGGCATCTGGCGCGAGTGCGCCGAACGCCTGCGGATGGCGACGGCGGCCGAGTCTGAGAACCGCATCAAGGGCATCAGCGCGCTTCAGTTCCGCTGGGGCGAGCAGTGGGATGCCGATGTGCGCAATACGCGCAAGATCGACGGCCGCCCCGCACTCACAATCAACCACACGAACACGTTCTGCGCGCGCCTCGCGAACACGCTCCGCCAGCAGCGCCCGCGCATCAAGTGTCACCCAGTGGGCGACGGTGCAGACGTCGATACGGCCGCGACCGTCAACGGCCTGATCCGTCACATCGAGACGCTGAGCAATGCCTCGGTGGCCTACGACACGGGCGTCGAGAGCGCGATCAACATCGGCTGGGGCTACTGGCGCATCGTCAGCCAGTACATCGACGAGAAGAGCTTCGATCAGGAGCTGAAGATCCTGCCGATCCGCAACACCTTCACGGTGTACATGGATCCGGCCGCCACCATGCCCGCTGGCGAGGACATGGGCTGGTGCATCATCAGTGAAACGATGAAGCGCTCGGAGTACAAGCGGAAGTACCCGAAGGCAGAAAACTGCGAATGGCGCTACACCGATGCGCCTGGCGACATGGTGACGGACTGGGAGAGCAAGGAAGAACTGCGCCTGGCCGAGTACTACCGCATTCACGAGGTGCGAGACACGCTGTGCAAGCTGTCTGATGGGTCCACGAAACTGATGTCGGAGCTTGTGGACCCCGATGTGATCGCGGCCATGGGCCTCATGATCGTGGCCAAGCGTCCAACCACACGCCGTGAGGTGCAGTGGTTCCGGCTTAACGGCTGCACAGTGATTGATCAGCGCACGATCCCGGGCCGCTTCATCCCTGTGATTCGCTGCGAGGGTAACGTCCTCGACGTGAATGGCCGCGTCTGCCGCAAGGGCATGGTTGAGGACCTCAAAGACCCTGCGCAGATGTTCAATTACTGGCGCACGGCACAGACCGAGCGTTACGCGTTGACGCCCAAGGCGCCATGGGTCGTCGCTGAGGGGCAGATCGAGGGTCACCCCGAATGGAATGACGCGAACCAGAAGAGCTATTCCACGCTCGTCTACAAGCCGATAGCGGGCCCCGATGGCATGACGCCATTGCCGCCGCCGGTTCGCGTGCCGCCGGCTCAGGTGGAAGCGGGCATGTCCGAGGCTGCGCAGGGTGCCGAGCACGACCTGATGTCGGTCGCCGGCATGCCGCAGGAGAATCCAGAGATCTCCGCGCGCGTGGTGAGTGGCAACAAGTATCTGCAGCGCCGACAGGGCATGCAGGACCTGACGCACTTCCAGTACTACGACAACCAGACGCTGGCAATTGCATGGACGGGCTCTATCCTGCTGGAGCTTATCCCGTACTACTACGACACGCAGCGGATGCAGCGGATCATCGGCGACGACGGCGTGCCGCAGATGGTCGGCATCAACCAGCCGACCGAAAGCCCCGAGAATCCGTCGATTCAGATCGTGAAGAACGACCTCAAGGTGGGTCGCTACGACGTCGTGATGGATACAGGGCCCGGCTACGCGACGAAGCGCGAGGAAGCCGCCGAATCGATGCTGGAACTTCTTGGTACACCGCTCGGTGAGCAGGTGGCCTCGACGAGCGGCGACATCATCGTGCGCAACATGGATTTCCCGGGCGCCGATGAGGTGGCCGATCGCATCGCTGTCACAATCCCGGGCGCGCTCGACAAGATCATGGAGGGCTTGCCGAAGCAGGCGCAGACCATCATTGGCTCGCTGCAGGCGCAGATGAAGCAGCTGCAGGACCAGAACCAGCAGCAGGCGCTCGAGATCAAGTACGGCCGCGGCATAGCCGAGCTGAAGGAAGAGGGCGCAACCAGGCGCACGCTCATCACAGCGACCGGAAAAGCGCACGACACCGAGCGCAAAGCCAAGAGCGACGATCTCAACAGCGAGCGCGACTACGAAGGCTGGCAGAGCGAAGTGGACAAGAATGTCCGCGCAAAGATTGCCGTGGCGCATATCCAACGCGATACCGCGCTCGACGTCGCCGAGATTCGCGTGGGCGGTCAGTTGCTGAACACCCATGCGGAGGCGGCCCACGAAGCGAAAGCCGCAGATAAGGCCATCGAGGCCGCCCAGACAGACAGGCGCGAGAGCGCAGGAAAGTAAATGGCTCAGGTCCTCACGAACGAGAACATGGTGGAGTTCATTCAGACGCGTCAGGCGCCAGAGTTCAAGGCGCCAGAAGCGAAGTCTGAACCTGCCAACCCATCCGAAGCCGCGGCTGCAAAGCCAGCGGACTCAGCAACAGCATCGGCAGCAGAACCGGCAAAGGCCGAGCGGCCGCGCGCGGAGGATGGAAAGTTCGTGAAGGCCGAAGAGGCCAAGAAGGAAGAGCCGGCGGCGAAGGCCGCAGACGATGACGAGCACGATGATGACGGTGCGAAACTGAGCGACGCGGTAAAACGCAAGATCGACAAGATCGTCGCAAAGAAGCACAGGGCGATGAAAGAGGCCGAAGAGTTCGCGCGCGATGAGTATCGTGAGCGGAAAGCGGCAGTTGAGCGTGCAGAGGCCTTGCAGCGTGAAATCGACGCGCTGAAGGCCGGGAAGTCACAGCCCGGCACGGCATCCACCGAGGGCGATGAGCCCAAGATGGAAGACTTCAAAACGGTTGGCGAATACGCGAAAGCACTCGCGAAGTACGAAACGGCGCAGGCCCTCAAGGCCGAACGCGCAGAGCGTGCGAAAGATACCCAGAAGCAGGCAATCGAGAACGTGCAGCAGCAGTTTGCTGAGCGCGTGGCTTCGACCGCCAAAGAGATTTCCGACTATCACGAGGTAGTCGAGGCTGCTGATTGGGAAGTCCCGCACCACATTCAGGCGTACATCGTGGATAGCGAGCATGGAGCCCGTCTGGGCTACGAGCTCGCGAAGAATCGCATTGAGTTCGACCGTATCGCAAAACTGTCGCCGATCCGCGCGTTCGCGGAGCTCGGCAAACTGGAAGACAAGCTCACCGCGAAAGCGGCGCCGGCCAAAGAGCCCGCAGCCGCGTCGGCGCAAGTCTCCAGAGCCCCCGCACCGATCACCCCACTCGAAGGCAAGTCCACGACGGTCGCAAAACGGCCCGAGGACATGAACTTTCAAGAGCTGCGCGCCCACCGAATGGCGGAGCGCGCGGCGGGGAAGAGGTGAGGGAACGGCTATGACCATCAATAGCCCCGGTCTCACCATGGCAGATGCTTCTGAAAGCCTTCTGCAGCGTTTTTCTGTGAAGTGTGCCAAGCCAGATGCGAACGGTTGCATTCACTGGCTGGGGTCAAAAACGAAACGTGGTTATGGGGTCATCCTGATCGGAAAGGTCCGAGGGAAGAATCTCAGAACGACGGCTCATCGTGCCGCGTGGCTGCTAGAACGAGGCGACTTGTCGCCTGAAATCCTAGTGCTGCATAAGTGCGATAACCCTTCATGCGTCAATGTCGATCATCTATTTCTCGGATCACCTGCAAACAACACGCGCGACATGGTGGCTAAGAATCGCCACGGTTGGCGCCATGGGACTCCATGGCAGAAGTTGAATGCAGTGGATGGCGAGCGGATTCGTGATCTGCGTGCCGCAGGGTATTCACAGCAGAAGATCGCTGATTGGATTGGCGTCAGCAGGCCGCTGATATCAATGGTGTTGGCCGGGAAAATCTTTCATTCCCGACACCCTATTGGGCTGCTAAGGAGCAGCGAACATCAGCAACAATTTGCTTACGATCAGCTACATCACCAACGAAGGTCTGTTGGTGCTGGAAAACACGCTGGTCTTCGCCGACAAGGTGGACCGTCAGTATTCTGACGAGTTTGCCATCAAGGGCGCGAAGATCGGTGCCACCTGCAACGTGCGGCGCCCGCCGCGTTACCTCGGCACTTTCGGCCCCGCGCTGAATGTCGAAGACACGAACGAGACCTATGTTCCGGTCTCGCTGAACAATCAGTTCCATGTGGACGTGCAGTTCACGACGGCGGACTTGCTGCTGTCGATGGATATGTTCCGCACGCGCGTGCTGAAGCCGATGATGGCGACAGTTGCGAACCGCATCGACTCGGACGGCCTGTATTTCGCCTACCAGAACACGGCCCAGTACGTGGGCACGCCGGGCACGGTGCCGTCGAACTACCTGACGTTCGCATCAGCGGACGCCCAGCTGTCGAACGAAGCCATCCCCGAGGATGGCCGCTGCATGATCCTCTCGCCCTACACCATGGCTTCTGCCGTGGACGGGGTGAAAGGCCTGTTCAATCCCCAGGCACAGATCGGCGAGTTCCTGAAGCGGAACATGATCGCGAAGAACTTCGCGAACTTCGACTGGTACAAAGACCAGAACGTTGTCACGTTCACCCAGGGCAACTTCCCGAGTGCCCCGACGCTGAAGGCTGTCACTCAGCCGGCGATCATCTCCACGGGCTGGGCACAGTCGGGCTTCCTGCAGACGACCGGATGGGGCGCAACCGCCGCGGGCCCGAAGGTCGGCGACATCATCTCCATTGCGGGTGTCTATCCGGCGAACCCGCAGAGCCGCACGCAATACGGTTCGGCGCTCAAGACGTTCGTGGTGCTGCCACCGGGTGGGTATACGCAGAACCCGATTGGTGCGGCAACGCCTGGGCCGGCATACGCGGCGGCATCGCTCACATACGGCACGTTCAGCGCCACGACAGGCGTCTACACCTCAGACGGCGGCGAGGATCTCTCGCTGCTCATCGGCGAGGTTGTGATCACTGGCGGTCAGTTCCAGAACGTGGCCGTGCCGGGCGGTTCCATCTCGACGACGGCGGCGCTGTCCTTCTGGGGAACGACGACCACCTCAATGGACGGCATCGTCACCCCGCAGGGCATCGCGCTTCACAAGACGGCCTTCGCGCTCGCATTCGCGGATCTTCCGCTGCCACGTGGCGTGGAAGAGGCGGCACGCGCCAACGATGCGGATATCGGTATGTCGATGCGCATGGTGACGCAGTACACCGTGAACAACGATGCGATGCCGACGCGTTGCGACGTCCTGTACGGCTATGCGGGTTTGTACCGCAATGCCGCTGTGCGCGTGGTCGGCTAAGGAGAATCACACATGAGCTACACCAATCCTGGCCCGGCTATTACGACGGGCAGCACCATCACCGGCACCGGCAGCCCCTGGGGAGGCGGCGCCTCAGCAACCAGCACCGTGGGCTTCTATGGCGTGACTCCCATCACGCAGCCAACGAACGCGGCGCAGGCGGCCCTGACGCTGACCACCGCAATCGGTGGCGGCTATGGGTTCAACACGGCTACAGCCTTCAACGCGTTCACCGCGCAGTTGGAGAACATCCGAGCAAGCCTCGTGCTGCTTGGCCTGCTCAAGGGTTCGTAACCAAAACAGCAGAGGGGGCATAAGCCCCCTCTCGTGGAGATTCGCATGAGTGCACCAGTAGGGACAGGCCGCGCGTTGGGCGTTGCAATGTCCGTGATGGAGTTCGATCAGATCTCGATGACCACCCAGTCAAAGGCTGGCTTCTTTGGCGTTACCCCGGTAACTCAACCGGCCAATGCAGCGCAGGCCGCATTGACCCTCGTCACCGCCATTGGAGGCGGTTACGGATTCAATACGGCGACCGCCTTCAACGCGTTCACGGCTCAGCTTGAGAACATCCGGGCTTCGCTCGTGACTCTTGGCTTGCTCAAGGGCGCCGCGTAAATGCCGTTCCGCATCGCCTTCACGACGGAGTGCGTCGTGCCACTTTCCAAATGGAATGAGCAGGCAACCTTCAACGCAGGATGCCCGCGCGTGCAGCTGGGTGTCCTGCGCAACCGGAAACTTGCCGTGGTCGGCGGCAGCCCTCAGGTCATTCATGACATTGAGGAACTGCGCGCTTGGAATGGAGATATCTGGGCTATCAACCACACGGCCGACTGGCTGGCCAGCCATGGCATTGCATCCACGTTGTTTACGGTCGATCCGGTTGCGATCGATTCGCCGGTGCGTAAGCGATTACTTGCTACCTCATGCGCGCCAGAGATGTTCACTGAAGATACCGTCGCCTTCGACATGATTGAGACACACCCGCAGGGATGCGCAGGCGGGACAAGCTCGGCAACCCGTGCACCATGGCTTGCTTTGTCTATGGGCTACACGGATGTGAGCTTTTTCGGATGCGAAGGCTCCTACGTGAATAACGACCATGTCGATCGCAACGAGCAGGTGGATCGGCAGTTGATCGTGCGTGCCGGAGGATGCGACTACATCACACGTCCGGACTACTACGTGCAGTGCCAGGAGTTCGCAAAACTCTTCGCAGAGTTTGGCTGCGTATTCAAGAACCGCAGCGGCGGCCTTCTGAAGGCGATGCTCGAGAATCCAGACACGTGGGAAGTAGTCGCTGTTTCTCCGGCGCTGAAAGCGCATCTCGAAGAAGTAAATGGCAAGCAGGGCCTGTACGAAGGCAACTCATCCTATCCAGTGCCGGCGCAGGCGGCATAAGGGCACCCAATGCAAGACACACAGGCCTTCGCTCCGCTCTACAAGCGCACGAGCACTTCGGGCAGCACTGTAACGCCAGGAACACTGGCGACGAGCGTCACTGTGGCCGCAACCAATGCCGCAGCAACCGCATCGGGCCAGATCCCAGGGTGCTGTCCAAGCGATAGCACCCAAATACAGATTGCAAATACGACAACGTCTTGGGCGTTCGTGAACTTCGGCGTGTTACGGCTCACCGTGACTGCCGCGACAGTTGCGGCAAGCTATCCAGTCGCGCCAGGCGCCGTGGTTGTGGTCACGGTCGATCCTGAAGTCGATGCCGCCTCCGTCATTCTGGGTACTGCGCCTGGCGCACTGACCTCGGTCATCTTTACTCGCGGAGCCGGCATATGAGCGTGAAATCACCAGGGCTGCCCACTGGGCTTGCTAACGTAGCAAACACATTTACTGCGCTGCAGAAGTTCAACCCCGGAACTGCAGAATGCCTGCGGCTCATCGCGGCGGATTCGGCAGGTGATTGCTTCATGAGCTTCTATAGCTCGGATGGCACGACATTTCGCGCGTACATCGGCAACGGCAGCACGACCACGAACACGTTCGATATTTCGAACCTCGCCAATGCTGACATGGATTTCTATACCAATAGCATCAAGCGCCTCAATCTCACGGCGGCCGGCGCGCTCAACATCATCGGAACGGTGGGCTTCAACAATACTCCCGCTATCGCAAAGCCGACTGTGACCGGGGCGAAGGGGTCAAACGCGGCGCTTGCCTCGCTCCTGACTGCTCTGGCTGCCTATGGTCTCGTCATCGACAGTACCACCGCGTGACTACGACAGCTTCAGATCTGATCCAAGGTGCGCTGCGGTTCATCAACCAGTACGCACCCGGTGAATCGCTCGACGCTAGCGACGCCCAGGATGCGCTAGCAACGCTGAACGATCTGCTCGAATCGTGGAGCACGGACGAAGCAAGCGTGTTCGCATCGAACGAAAACGTGTTCAATTACACGTCTGGTCAGTATCAGTACACGATTGGCAACTATGACGCTGGGCAATTTGCCGGCACCGTCACAAGCGGCTCGGCTGTCATCACAACTGCTACCGTTCCGTCCGATATGGTGGAGGGCGGAGACCTGTCTGGTGCCGGCATTCCTGACGGAGCGACGATCCTCTCATTCAATGCGGGTGCCAATACGGTCACGATGTCGGCCGTTGGCACAAGCAGTCCCGGCGCACAGCAGATTAGCTACACAATCCCCGGTGACTTCAAGATGGAGCGCCCGCTTCGTATCACGAATGCGTTCACGCGCATCTACACGCAAGGCTCAGGACTCGACTATCCGATCGAGATAGTGGATCAGAAGCGGTACGTCGACATCGGCTTCAAGGCCATCCAGGCGCCATGGCCAATCGTGCTCTGGTACAACCCGACGTATCCACTCGGAACAATCTTCGTCTATCAGAATCCGTCAGGCTCGGCAGAGCTGCACCTCTACACGGACCTCATCCTCACCAACCTTGCAAGCCTCACGCAGGAGATCGTGCTACCACAAGGCTATGCGCGAATGATCAAGCGCATGCTGGCGCGCGAGCTCGCCCCGGAATACGGCGCCATCTGGTCGCCTCAACAGGAGAAGCTGGCAAAAGAGGCGTACGACTATGTGAAGTCGCTGAATGCCGTGCCGACGCCGGTCTCGAACTACGATCCGGAGCTGATTCAGCATGCGCGAACGGATGCGGGATGGATTTTGACGGGGGGATTTCGGTAGTCTCCAGATATGAACACCATAGAATCAGTCTGGAAAAAGATCGAGCAGCGTGGGCCTGATGAATGCTGGCCGTGGAAGGGTTACACGTCGAGTGGCTACGGCCGCATAGACATCTGCGGGATCAAGGGCGTGTACGCACATAGGGCCGCATACATTGCTGCGTTCCCCAGCAGCCTGCCGTTGAAAGACGATGAAAGTGATCAAGATGTCCTACATCGTTGCGATAATCCGGTTTGCTGCAATCCGAATCATCTGTTTATCGGAACGCATGCCGAGAACATGGAGGACAAGCGGAAGAAAGGACGCGCGCCGCGGCTGACTGGCGAACGTGGACCTCGTGCAAAGCTGACGTCAGAAGACGTGTTCTGGATGCGCATGCAGAAGAAGTACGGCGCAACCAAGAAAGCGCTCGCATTGCTCTACGAAGTCAGCGAAGCGACTGTCTCTGGCGCGCTCTACGGTCGCCACTATCAGGACGTCACGTAATGGGCCTGAACTTCCAAGGCGGGGACTTCGGTTTCGTGGGCCAGGCGTATACCGCGCCCGATCCGAACCAGGACCGCCAGCGCGCGGTGAACTGGTATTGCGAATATTCGCAGGACCCAAAGAGCAAGACGCCGGTCGCATTGCTCGGCGCTCCCGGCAAGAACGAGATTCTCGACTTCAGCATCACAAGCAGCGACGTCGCCATCCCTGATACAGGTGGCGTGCGCGGTATCTGGGTGCTTCCGGGTGGTACGGATGCCCTTTGGGTGGTGGGTGAATCCGTCATTCTCACCCAGACGACCGTGCCTGCCACGCAGACATCGATTGCGCAGTTCTCGAAGACTTTCATCGGCAACCTGCTCACCAATTCAGGGCCGGTCTGCATCCGCGACAACGGCCCAGGAGGTTACGCCGTCATCGTGGACGGACAATACGGCTACACCTATAACCTCACCACGAACGCCTTCGCGCAGATCACCGATTCGGCATTCCTGCCCGCTGATCGGGTGGCATTCATCGATGGCTGGCTGATCTTCAACCATGTCGGCACGCAGACATTCTTCACGAACGCCTCGGTGCCCTACACAATCACCTTCAGCGGCAGCTTCTATGCGCTAAAGGACTCCTCGAGCGACAACCTTGTGACGCTCATGGAGAACAACCGCGAGTTGTGGTTGGTCGGCGAGCGTACGAGCGAGGTCTGGTACGACGCAGGCGGTGCAAACTTCGCCTTTAGCCGCATTCCGGGAGTGGCTCCGCAAATTGGCTGCTCGGCAGCCCAGTCGATCGCGCGCCTCGGGTCTTCCCTCGTATGGCTCGGAAAGAGCGAGCGCGGCGAGAACATCGTCATTAAGACTGAACAATACAGCTACGTCGATATCTCGACCCGGGCGGTCGAGGCTGCGATCACGAGCTACCCGCTGGTGTCCGATGCGATCGGCTTTGTGTACGAAGAAGAGGGGCACCTCTTTTACGTGCTGACCTTCCCAACCGCCGACAAAACGTGGGTATACGATCACACGGCGAGTGAAGCGGCCGGCACGCCCCAATGGCATGAGCGGGCTTCTTTCAATCCCGACACAGGGGTACTTCATCGCGATAAAGCGAGCTGTTTCGCGAACTACCAGAACATCCGCGTCGTCGGGGACTTCCAGGCGCAGAAGGGCTACCAGATGAGCCGGAAGTATTTCACCGACGGTGATACGCCGCTCGTGGCGATCCGCCGCTGCCCACACGTGTGGAGCAAGGAAAACCGAAAGAGGATGTTCTTTGCTTCCCTGCAGATCGATTTCGCGCCGGGAGTGGGCTTGCAAACGGGGCAGGGATCGGACCCGCAGCTCATGGTGCGCTTCTCGCGCGATGGGGGAGCCACCTTCGGCACCGAGTTCTTTCTGGCAGTCGGCAAGGCGGGTCACTACAAAAACCGCGCCATGCGCCGCAGGATCGGCGTATCGCGCGATTTCGTCGCCGAGGCGAGGTTCACCGATCCCACTCCACGCGACATCGTGGGTGCGACATTGTTCGCGCAGCCAGAAGTTGAGGCTGCCTGATGCCAGCCTCACAGCTCAACTCGCTGCCCAACTATCCGGTTCCGCTCGCGCGTGGCCAGGTCACGGAGTCAGCGTGGTATCGGTTTTTTGCTGGCCTGTTCCAGGGCCTGCCGCCCGAAAATGTCACGGTGCCCGCAGTCGGCGCCTCTCCCTACACCTACAGCGCAGTACGAAAGGGCTCGCTGATTGTCGAAGGCGGAACTGTATCGAGCATCGAGTTCAGCCGTAACGGCACGGACTACTACGATGTCGGCACGACGGCCGGCATGTTCATGCTCAACGCGTCAGACATCCTCAGGATCACGTACTCGGGCTTGCCCAACGTGACGTTCGTGCCGTCATGAGCTGGGATGCGAACGGAGCGCCGCTCGATATCGAGATCCTCGATGAGAATCGCATCGTCGAGTCTGCTCCGCTAGAATCGAGCCGGGCAGCGCTCGTCAATCGAGCCGTGCAGGAATTCTCAAAGCTCCCGCAGACCGAGTGTCCCGTGACGCATCGGTTTGCACCCGGGGTTTACCTGCGCGAGATCTCCATGCCCGCCGGCGCTATCGTCATCGGAAAGATTCACCGCACCGAGCATTTCAATGTGCTGATCCGTGGCGCGTGTCTCATCGTACATGACGATGGCCGAAAAGAAGAATTGCGCGCGCCAATGTCCTTTGTCTCGAAGGCGGGCGTGCAGAAAGTCCTCGTCATCCTCGAGGACATGATCTGGCAGACCATCCATCCCACGATGGAAACCGATCTTGCGCGGCTCGAAACGGAGCTGATTCAGCCCTATGAGCCTGCACTGGAGTATCAATCATGACCTGGGTTGCGGCAGCCATTGGTGGAAGCGCGCTGATTGGCGCGGGCTCTTCCTATCTCGGAAGCAAGCAGCAAGCCAAGGGCGCGCAGAAAGCCGCCGATATAAATCTCGGCATGTTCAACACGCTGAACCAGCAGCAGCAGCCATACATCCAAAGTGGCTACGGTGCGATGGGCCGGCTCAATACGCTGCTCGGGCTCAATCCGAATCCTTCGTATCGCGCGCCAGCCGTGACAGGCAGCCCCGCATATCAAATCACGCCAAGCGGCGGCATCGATCAGATGCTGCAGGTCGGCCCATCACGACAGCATGACGTTTTCGCGGGCGGGCCAGGCGGCGATCCGCGCGGCGGCGGCAATCCGGTTCAGTTGCGGCAGCTCCTCGCACTCCGGGCCGCGCACGGTGACAGACAGGCGCAGGCGATCCTGACAGGAGGCGTCTGATGGGCTTCTTCTCGGGCCTGAAAAAGGCACTGAACCCGCTCGGGACTGATCATCCCATCGGCAATCCTGGCGGATACATCCTAGGCAACATCATCAACAAGGACCAGCCGGCACCCGCAGCTGCCGCCTCGAGTACAGGCATGCCCATGGATGCAGGCATATCGTACGGCGATCCAGGCTCGGCCGACTACGGCTCCCTGACGAAGCCGTTCGACGTCGAGGAGTTCTACAAGTATCAGGACCCCGGCTACTGGTTCCGGCTGCAGCAGGGCACGCAAGGCCTGCGCAATGCGGCTGCCGCAGGTTCTGGCGCACTCTCCGGCGCCGCCCTGAAGGACCTGCTCGCCTACAACCAGGACATGGCAAGTCAGGAGTACACCAACTCCTTCAACCGCTACCAGACCCAGCAGGGCAACATCTTCTCGCGCCTGTCGGACATCGCGCACCTTGGGCAGAGCGCAGCTGCAGGTGTGGGCTCACAGGGAACGGCGCTGGCCAGCAACGCTGGCCAGCAGGTCTACAACGCTGGATCAGCAACTGGCGCGGGATACGTCGGCGCCGGCAATGCCCTCGCGCAGGGCGCGCAGAATTACTGGCTCTACAACAACCCGCAGGCATGGCAGCCCAGAGTTAGCGCGGGAGGCGTCTGATGGCCGAGCTCGTCGGGCTCAACACTCAGGTGCCGGACATCCTGCCGAAGCTCTCGCAGCTTCTACAGATCCAGCAGCAGCGGACGCAGCTTGCAGGGGCCGAGCAGACTCAGCGCCAGCGTGCAGCGCTTGCCAAGTACGACTTCGGCCAGCACGTCGGCGAGGATGGCACTGTTGACCTCAACAGCCTGACGCAGGACCCAGAACTGCGCGCGGCGGCGGGCGACCAGTATCTCGAAGTACTCCAGCACGCTGCATTGGCAAAGCAGTCGCAGCTCGAAGCAAAGTCGAAACTCTTCAGTCTCCGCGGCGATCAGGTTGCAAGTCTCGCGCAGACTATCACGCCGTTGCTCAGCGATCCGGACGTCGCCGAGGACAACGATAAGGGGCGCCAGAAGGTCAACGAAGCGTGGATGCAGTATGGGCAGCTCCATGGAGATGAAGCCCTTCCTGTGCTTCGTACATTCGCCGCGCCACTGAAAAACGCGCCGCCCGGGAAGATGTCGCAGGCCCTGCGCATGATCCAGATGCAGGCGCTCGATGTGGAGCGCCAACGTGAGGCGCGCCTGCCGACGCTCGTCAACAAGGGAGGATCGCTCGTCAATGTCAACCCGGATGTGTCTACAGCCGCGCCGGGGGAAATTCCGCTCACGCTGGCGCCGGGTGCAACGATCGTCACCGATCAGAAGGGCGCGCAGTTTGTCCTGAATCCGCAGACGAACACTGTCACTCCAGTGGGTCAGGGAGGCGCTGCTGGACCGTCTGCATCACCCTCTGCGCCAACGTTCACGCAGCCAAAATATGTTGGTCAGTCCGAGGATATCCGCGCTCAGCAGCAGGAGGTGGATGCAGTTCGTAAGCAGGCCGATACCGCACCGGTCAATCGCAACATCTTCCAGCACATCCTGAAGATGGCGGACGAGACGAATACTGGTCCGCTGGTCTCGCTCATTCAGAACACGTCGATTGGCGGCCAAGTCTTTGGCGACAACTACCAGGAGCTGGGGAAGTACCTCGAGAAGAACGCCATCGCGAATATGCAGGCGATGGGAGGTCCTCCAAGCGATGCGCGCCTGTCCGCAGCGGTCGCCGCCAACGGCTCGACGAAGTTCAACCCAAAGGCATTGAAGGCCGTTACCGACTTCAACTACGCCACCAATACCGGACTGGAACGCTACCGACAGGGACTGGATAAGGCGATCGGGACCGGGACGAATGTGGATTACTCGAAGCTACCTGAGTTCAAGGCAGCATGGGCTAAGAACTTCGATATCGACGCATTCCGACTCGAGAACGCGGTAGCTGATGGCAACGAAGCCCAGCAGCGAGAGATTCTGGAGAGCCTGACGCCAGCGCGACGTAAGGAAGTGGCCAAGAAAATGGCAGCGCTGGACTCCCTTGCCGAAAGCGGGAATCTGCCGTGAGTCAGGCGGCTCTCGCGTTGCTCCAGACAGATGATAGTTCTGCGGACGATTCGCAGCAGTCACCCTCGAAGCGTGCGATCGATTTGCTGGAGGGCAAAGCCCAGGTTGCAGAGCGCCTTCCTGTCAGCGGCATCGAGCATGCTCGGAAAGCACTGTCTGTATTTGCGCAGCATCCGTTTACAGCGGCTACCGGGATGCTGGAGAACGCAGTCAGTGGCGTGACCGGTGGCGTGGGATCGCTAGTCGAGGCCGTCACGGGATCGGACCCCGGAACCTACTCCGAGAAGCTGGCATATCGCCCTCGCACCGAGGCTGGTTCGCAGATAGCGGAGCTTGGAGGCGAAGAGGCGGCGAAGATTGGCTCGGTATATGACCAAGTTGCCGGCACCGGGCCGCTTGCACAGACCATCAAGGAGCGCATTCCGCAATTCGCGGCCGCAGCGGGCACAGTCTCAGGACTGGCCGAAGTTCCTCGGCTTGGTCGAGTTTCCCCGCATGTTTCTCCGCTGACGCCCACTGTCGAGCAAATTGTTACAGATGCGGCCTCCAAGCAATCGATGGGTGCAGCCGCCGCGGTCCCTTCGCGGCTGGCAACGGCCAGCCCCGAGCTCCAGGCCGCCATTCGCGCGGAAGCGCGCTCTGGTGGTGTGGATCTCAATACGCTCGACCGGCATCTAGAGGCCGATTCTCTGCCCGTGCGTGTGCGGCTCACGCGTGGGCAGGCAACACAGGACCCTGTACTCATCTCCGATGAGATGAATCGCCGCGGCAAAGATCCAGAGTTTGCCGCTCGCTTCAATGAGCAGAATCAGCAACTCATCGACAACCTCGACGAGATCCGACGTGAGGCATCGCCCAACGTTGTTGGAAACGATCCCATCCAGAACGGCCAGCAGATTGTTGATAGCTACAAGTCGATCGACCAGACGTCGCGCGATGAGATCAACGCAGCATACAAAGCCGCGCGCGATGCCAACGGCGGTGATCTACCGATGGATGCCCAGGCCTTCACGAAAACGGCAGACGCGGCTCTGAAGAAGAACATGAAGGCGCGCTATGTGCCTTCGGAGATCGCGGCAGATCTTGCGGAGATTCGCGAAACAGGCTCGATGAATTTCGAGACTTTCGAGAATCTTCGGACGAATCTTGCCGCAGAAGCGCGCAAGGCAGAGCGCTCTGGGGATGGAAACGCAGCGGCGGCCGTCAATCTCATTCGTGATGCGATTGAAAACGTAGAGCCGATGGGCAAGGCGAAGGAGGTCAAACCACTCTTCGACCAGGCACGCTCGCTTGCGAAAGCTCGGTTCGATCGCGTGAAAGCCGATCCCGCGTACAAGGCCGCCATAGAGGATGCCGCTGAAGTCGGGCAGGCATCGCCACTCGCAGACCAGTTCGTCGAGAAGTACATCGTAAAGGGCAAGGGCGCTCACTTGGATCGCATGCGCGAAAACCTCGCGAATGATCCAACCGCCAACGAGGTGATTTCGGCAGCCGCGCTGAACTATCTCAAGGCCAAGTCAGGCGTGAACCTCTACACCAACGAGGGCAACTTTTCGCAGGCAGGATTCAATCGCGCTCTGGCGGAGATCACTCCAAAGCTCGACAGGCTCGTGAGCCCTCAGGCCGCCGAGCAGATCCAGACATTGGGCAACGTCTCGCGTTATGTGATGGCACAGCCGCGCGGATCGTTCGTCAACAACAGTAATACGACCGTGGCCGCGCATGCTGCCAACATCGCGAAGGGAGTAGCCGAGCGCAGTGTCAATGCCATGGTGCCCGGCGCAGACCTCGGAACACTGGGCCGCGAGAAGCTTGCCAAGCGCGCCGAAAAGAAGGAAGTGCAGGAAGCACTCAAACCCGGCGCCGGCATCGGCATGAAGCCGAAGAAGGGTCAGCCGTGATGCGTCACGATCATCACTGCGGCTATGACCAGCAGCATGCAGAGCCCAAGCGTGATCCACAGCGCTTTGCGGAAGTTCGGGAACTCGATCGCCAGCCAGATCACACCGGCCACCAGAATGATCGGGATCAGAACTGCGTGCATGGCACTGACTATACATCAGCCACGGAGGCCCTGTCGTGACCGACATCCTCTCGCCATCTCCCAAGCAGCAGTTCTTTGACAATAACGGGCGGCCGTTGGTGGGCGGGAAACTGTTCACCTATGAGGCGGGTAGCTCCACGAAGCTTGCCACCTACACCGACTCTGGCGGTCTCACAGCCAACGCGAATCCGATCGTCCTCGACTACCGGGGCGAGGCGAATATCTGGATCCCTCCGAACGTCGCATATAAGTACGTTCTGTCACCGAGCACGGATACAGACCCGCCGACAAATCCCATCTGGTCCATCGATGACGTAATAAGTTCACAACTCATTACCCTCTATGGAGGGGTCGATGAAGGAGTGGCGAACGCCTACGTCCTGACGTTCACAGCGAACTTCACCGCGTACACAGACGGCATCGTTATCTACTGGATTCCGGCGCACACCAACTCGACGGCCAGCACGATCAATGTCAATGGTCTCGGAATCGTCGATATCGTCAACCAAGATGGCACTCCGCTCACCTCGAGCCAGCTCGTTGCAAACCAGGTTGCCACCATCATGTATGTGGGCGGGCAGTTCTTGCTGATCTCTTCGGGCATTGCGCCGAGCGTCGTCACGGGGTTTTTCACGCCAGCCTGGACAGGATTCTCAGCCGACCCGATCGGCGAAATCTTTTACACGAAGATCGGCGCGCTCATCATTCTCACGTTCGGTGTCTTCAGCACAGGGACATCCAACTCCACAGAGATGAGTATTACAAATCTGCCATCGATCATTCGACCGCAGACCGATCCTAATCCGAGAGCGGTATGCCTCGTGGTGGATAACGGCCAGTCGGCTTCGGGCGCATTCAGCTTCGGCGTTATACCTGGAACGATGATTTTCTATAAGGGAACGGCGCCTCCGTCAGCCACTGGCTTCACAAATGCGGGCACCAAAGGCTTCGCGTCATATACGCCGATTTTCTATACGACACTCGCATGATCCTCTCGCCCATTCCAGTGATGAAGTTCTTCGACAACAACGGTCGCCCGTTGGTTGGAGGGCTGCTATTCACTTATGAGGCGGGTACTTCGACCAAGATCGCCACCTATACGGATGACTCAGGCGGAAGTCTCAACACGAATCCAATCGTGCTCGACTTCAGAGGCGAGGCGAACCTCTGGATCGATCCACAGCTCACTTACAAGTTCGTTCTCTCTCCGGCCGGAGACACCGATCCTCCGACGAGACCCATTTGGAGCGTCGACAACCTGTCCGCGCTTGGAGGTACGCAGTCTGTCGGTCAGGTGCTGTACCCGAGAACAGATGAAGAAGTAGCCGCGGGCATCACCCCGGTCCAGTACCAGTGGCCACCGAGATACGGCCTGCGCTACTCGGGGATCCTCGCCGATGGATCTACGGATTGCACCACTGCTATTGCTACCGTTGCGAACGCGCTCGCGGGGGTCGTCACCAATGGGCAGTGTCAGATCACGCTGCCGTTCAACGTGCTCTATGACCGCACAACCATCATGGGGCTCCTTGATCAGAGTGTGGTGCTGTTTGATCTGACGCAGATCAATGATCTGAACGGCGCGGGAGAGACTGCGAAGCGTATCGGGATGCTGGCGGCGGATGTGGCTGTGTCTGACTCCCAGTGGAGCATCGATAGCGGTCATCACTGCGTGATGTCCACGAACAATCACGGTACCTCTGGATCGCTCTCGGCAAGTAAGCGATTAGCCACGTGGCTGTGGGCCGCGGGCGTGTTCACGCTCGGCACTCTCGCGAAAAGAGGCGACCGAGGCGCTGCACAGGCCCAGTGGGGCAAGGACACCGGGGACTACTACTCGTGGAAGCTCTCATCTTTTGCGCCGTGGCTTGCCATTGCGGCGGATTACGAGCGCTGGGCGACAGGGCAGTCTGCGACGAGCGGCGTCTCCTACACTTTGGCGAGTGGTCGCATTTACGTTGCCGCAAGCACTGGAACCACGGGCAGCACGGAACCGAATTGGTCAAGCGGTACATCCTCAGACGGTGGAGTCAACTGGACCTACGTCGATGACTCCGATCGCACCATCTACACGATTGACCAGTACGGTCGGACACTGATCGGCAACGGTGCGGCTGGGCGCACCTTCTACATCAAGGTCACGCCTACCGATCCAGGCGGTGGTAGCTGCTCGATTGAGTATGAGGCGACGGGCGTCAGCAAAGTGACGGACCTGCGTCTGACTGCAACCACCTCGGGCTCCGCTAGTTCTCCGCAGCCGTTCTTCCGTGCCCAGGATGCAGTGGGCGTGCGCGTCTTCGATAGCGCAGCTTCCGACGAGCTCGCGCGATTCTCCGATACGCTGGGACTATGGACCGGCATGGGCTCGGAGCGCTGGAGTCAGGCCGTTGACGGAGATACGACGCCCACGGTCCTCAATCAGCGCGTGCTCTACACCAACAATACCGGTGCCACGAGCATCACGTTCTTCGATGACGGCGTGGATGGGCAGGAGATCAAGATTGTAGCCACGGACGCCAATACAACGCTGGTTAACTCCACGAATTTACTTTTGACCGGCGCTGCAAACCAACTGCTCACGCAGTTTTCAAGCGTGACGTTCTCAAAGGTGCCGGCGGCAATCGCATCGAACCGCTGGATCGAGACTGCAAGATCCATCAAATGAACAAGCTACTGGATAGCGTTATTCGACTGGAGCACGGGCTTCAGCGCGTTCCACATTACCTCATACCCCTTGGCGTTTGGATGAACTCCGTCCGAGTTGAACAGCGCCGGGTTGTAGGCATAGTCGGGTTGCACGCTCATCGGATAGAAAAGGTCAACGTAGTTGTATCCGAATGCATTCGTGACACGCTGGATGTCGCTGTTGAATCTCCAGATTGCATAGGGGATATCTGCCGGCATCACAGAAAGGATCACGACGCGAGCGCCAGAGGCGGACGCCATTTCGGCCATGCGCGCGATGTTGTCGGCGTTCGGGTTCTCCATGCTGACAAGGTCGTTCACGCCACCCTCGATCACGACGACGGTAGGGTGATGCGCAAGTACGTCAGTGTCGAAGCGCGCAAGCATTTGCGCGGTGGTTTCTCCGCCGACTCCTGCGTTGACCGAATCCGGAACGAGCGTCGACAGTTCCTGCCAGTGGGCAATGATGCTATCACCAACAAAAACAACCTTGGGGGATATGGTCGGGGCTTGGGCTACTGGTGGAGTAGGACTTGTCTGGAGAGGAGCTTCAGCAGAACTCCCACCGCAGCCCGAAATAATAAGAAGGACTGCGAAGATACTTATTCTTTTCATTCCACCTCCCTGTATGAGCCGCGAACATTACGCGAATGCGGATTACCCGGCAAATTTTGGGGACATAAAGCGTGATGTGATGAGCAGAAGAATTAGACGGAAGGGTGAGATGTGACGGATCAATTCCGGATCATCGGCCAGCTCGAAGCGCAGATGGACTCGCACCAGGAGCGGCTCGACCGTATCGAATCGAAGCTCGATGCGCTCACGGAGTACATCCAGCAGCAAAAGGGCGGGGCGCGCCTGATCTGGGCCATTGCCACAGCGGGCGGCGTCGTCGGCGTGAGCGCCGTGAAGCTCGGTACGATGCTCGTTACTGCGATACGAGGCACGCCGTGAGCCTGCTCTCGGACCTGCAGCGCGATGAAGGCTATCGAGCCAGTCCCTATCTCGACACTGCGGTTCCACCGAAATGGACGATGGGCCACGGCCGCAACCTCGAAGCAAGCCCACTTACCGGCGCGGAATGGAAGGCGATGCTCGATGCGAAGGAAATCGCAGTCAACATCTCGCCGAACGGTGCCGCGCGCCTGCTTGAGAACGGCATAGCCCAGGCGCGCACGCAATGCGGTCAAGCCTTCGGGTGGTGGCCGCAACTCGATGAGGTGCGCCGTGAGGTGATCGTGAACCTCACGTTCAACATGGGCATGCAGCGCCTCGTTGGGTTCAAGAACATGTTGGCCGCCATCAAGGCGGGAGACTTCGACACGGCGGCGGCGGAACTGCTGGATTCGGCTTACGCAAAGCAGGTAGGCGGCCGGGCAGTTCGCTTGGCGAATCAGCTTCGCACTGGAGTACGCGTATGAGCATTCGAGCCTTCCATATGGCCCTTGCGCAGATCCTGATATTCGCCATCGCGCTAGGCGGCTTCATCGGCCTGATGTACGTGATCGTCATCGGCCAGTCGCACCTCGACGCCACCACCGAAAAGCTGATCTACACGATGCTGGGCGTCTTCGGGACGATCGTCACGCAGATGGCCGGCTACTTCTACTCGCGCCAGAGGCCTGACGCGCCTGCCACTCAACCGGAGCCAAAGACCCCATGAAAGTTCGCTACGCGCCGTTCTGCGGCCTTCTGCTCGTCCTGCTCAGCGCCTGCGCCACCTTCGGATATGAGCAGCCTAGGAGCCTCCCCGATCGCATCGCCTATGTGACGAGCGGCGCCGATGCCGTGGTGGTGTCGACGACCAATGCGCTCAACGCCCATGTCATCTCAAGCACCGATGCGCAGTTCGTCAGCACAACCGGCAAACAGCTTTCACTGCTCGTCCAGGCCGCATCGACGGACCCTGACCCGAAGTCCGCAGAGGGTCGCCTTGCGCTTGCAGAAAGCGTCCTGCGCCAGCTCCAGTCCTACCTCGCCAGCAAGCAGGTGAAGTCATGAGTGCCGCCATCGCCGTTACCGCCATCGATCTGCTGCTGCAGTTCATCGATCGAACAAGCGCCGCTGCGGCGGTCGTCAAGAAGGCGCACGAGGAAGGACGGCAGCCAACGGGCGCCGAACTCGCCCAGCTTCGAGGCAGCCTCGATGCTCACCTGTCGGATCTGGACGCGGCGATCGCGCAGGCGAAGGCCGAGGGGCGCTGACCTCACCGCCTGCCGGTTTACGAATCCCTGATCAAGACGGCGTCAGGGACTCGCAAGCATGCTCCCCGGCAGGCGGGGAGGCCGGCGGCATTATTCGGCGAACTCGATCATGTCATCAAACTCCTGGTCTTCGTCCATCGGTGTCGACATCGACCAGACGGTTGGGTTGCGGCCCTTGCAGCCACGACACGTGAACCGCTCCTTCACCGTGTCGAGATCGGCGTCCATGCGGACTTTCATCGGTAACCGCGCCTGCAGATCTTGTGCCCAGAAGCACGCGCGCCGGCCACACGTGACACAGCGGACGTGCACGAAGAACTGGCCGTCCAGCTCACTGAGTTTTCGGACTCCGTAGAGGCGCATGGGCGAAGGATCGCGCAGATTCGCGCCATCCAGTAAGAGCAGCGGGGGAACTACTGGATATCGCGCAGCGCGTGCTCAAGCACGTCGATTCGTTCCTGCGCCTCGTCGGCCAGTGCGAGTTCGGCGGCCGCCTCGTCGACCACACCCGCCGCCAGAAGCTGGTGTCCTGCCGCTATGTGCTCGCGCCGCTCTGCAAGGGCTTCAGCGAGGGCGAAGAAATCACGCTGCCACTGGGCGTCACACTGGAATCGTTTCGGCATCCTTGACGTAGCGTAGCGCCTTGCGGCCGCGCTCGTCCCGGAGTTCGAGGATCACATGGGAGCCGTAGCGCCACGGTGGACGTTGCCCTAATGTTGCCTTACGCCTGCCCACTGGAGCCTTCCCGTGCCCAAGTTGCCTCAGGCCCCAACCCGCAGGTAGTTGATTTGTAAGGGTCTCATGGCGTTGGATGGGAATGTCGTAGGCTCCGCGTTCCACGTGAAACAAAGGCTTAGAAGTCATGCTGCCCTGATGTTGCCTTTGGAACTGATCATTTTTTGACCAGCATCCGGGTTCATGTCCGGCATGTATTTTCCGTACACCTTGAAGATCATCGTCACGTCTTTGTGCCCCATCTGCTTCGCGATCCAGAGCGGGTTCTCGCCGCTTGAGAGCGCCCACGAGGCGAAGGTGTGCCGGAGCTGATACGGGTATCGGTAGCGGACGCCAACCTCGACGCACGCTCTCCTGAACGCCCTGGCGAGCGATCTGTCTTCGTACCAGCGCTTGCCGGTACTGGGGTCGGTAAAGACCGGAGCGATGGCTCCGGGTCGCTCACGAACTCCAAGAATGGCGCGCGCGGCAGGAAGCAGACTGACCAGTCTCTCCCCTGAGATGGTCTTGGGCCGCTTCTCGCGACCGACACGAACAGCTCGCCGGATGGAAATGCGACTGGGCGGATCGTCCACGTCTCCCCACTGAAGCCCGATAATTTCGCCACTGCGCAGTCCAGTGCAGGCCCAGAACGTCCAGAGGTTCCCGAGGCTGGTTCGGCTGAGTCGATCAATTTCCTCACCGGTGAACGGGTCGATTTTCTCAGTCGGCGCGGTGACACGGCGGACCTTGAAGTCCGAGAGCGGATTCGTTTCGATGATTTCATCTTCTAAGGCTTGCTCGAGCGTGCCGCGGAGTGGCGTGAGGAGATTGAGGATGCGCTGGCGTGACAGATTAAGACTGGCCACCTGAAGGCGAATGTCCGCGCGCGTGAGGCTTTGTAGCGTCTTCTGATTGAACCAACTGCCAACCGTCCGAGCATCGCGTCGGTACTTGTAGAGCGTCTCAGGCTCGATCTGTCCTTCGAGCGCATCGAGATAGTTACGAAGCGCAACGTCGATCGGCGTGCCGGCCCGTGAGAGCTGGAGATTCGCTCGCGGCGACTCAGGAAAGTGCTTCGCATAGTCGAAGGTGTTTGTCGCGATCTCATGCTCTATGGTCGCCTTGAGTCGCTTGACGTAGTTGAGATTACGGCCAGTCGGGGGGAGCGCGATCCTTTCCCGGTACCTGGCACCTTTCCAGACGAAGCTGATGCCGATTGAGCTCGCGCTTGTGGCGCGTACACCTGACCCGCGACCCATCTGTTGAAGTTTCTCGTGTGGATGTAGATGCGGCCGTTGGATGCCTTCCTCCATACGATACCCTCAGGCCAGTGGCCGTTGGAAATGTTGGCGCGCACGCCTTCCTCTGTATCCCCTGTGAGGGAGCAGAACTTCGGAATGCGAACCCAGACGATGCGCGGCATGATTCCTCTTCCGCTACCAGTAGCTCTAGGTCTCGACCGGCCAAAGCAACTGCAACTGCTTGGCTGCGTCAGCGCGTGCGGCGTTCTACAGCGCCTCCATGACGGCCGGCGTCGGATG